GCTGCCACACATGCTGAAGTTGTTTGGTCCATGGATGGAACCAAATCGGCAGGCCCCCCGTTTTCGAAAGATTACGCCAACACATATTTGTGGTTGGAAGATTATGGCGATCTACTTGATCTGTCTTACAAATATCCGAGCGACGCTTGGATGAATCTGTGGTGCTCACGTGTTAAGGAAGAACTCCGACCAGCTGAGAAACTCGCGCTTGGAAAAGTGCGAACATTTACATCAAGTAATAAAGCTTACCAGTACATGTACGGAAGGCTATTTAGAAATGCCATGGTTGGCATCGTGAAGGGTTGCGGAACCCGAGCAGGACACACTGTTGGACTCTCAAAGTACGCAGGTCACTGGACCGAAATTGGAGATTATATCGACGAGCTCCCGAACAAATTTGACTACGACGTGGACAAGTGTGACGGAGAGGTTCAAAATCACGAAAAGTGTGATTACCTCGATTTTCTCTGGTTTAATCTCCGAAAGGAGGATCGCACCCCCCACAATTACGAAGTTTTTCTAAGGATCAAATTGACCGAGCTTTTTTCACTAGTAATTGATGGGACGGGGGTAGTTTGGCTTGTGCCGAACGGTACCAAATCCGGGTCACCGGACACGACATCAAGTACCACATGGATTGTCAAGAGACGATTTGTGTATGCGTACTTTAAGATCATGGGCTTTACGAAGCCCGGAGATTATCACGCTGGCTGCGAGTCGTTCAAGAAGAACGTCCGCCACATGGGCCAAGGTGACGATGGCTTGTTCAGTGTCTCAGACGAAGTTGTTTCCAAATTTAACCTCGTTTCGATACGACAGGTTTGGGAAGAAAACGGGTGGCACCTTTCGACGCTCTCTACTATGCCGCGAGATTTAGACTCAGTAGTCTTTCTCAGCAACTGGTTTAGAAGATTTGAGCGATGGTGGATACCAGCTCCATGCACCGACAAGGGCATGGCTAGCATGGCCCACACGCGCAAGCGAACACCGGCGATGGCTTTGGCAAGAGCATTTGCACTTTACCAAGAGTGTTATTACTCTGACGAAATTCGACAGAGACTTGCTCTACATATAGC